GAAGGCTGGCCGTTCCTCTACTGTAAGGAAACGGTCAAGGTGAAGATAAACGGCAAGACCGTCAAGGCCATGGTGTACATCATGAACGAAGGCAGGCCGCCGGGCCAGCCCAGCTGCTACTACTATTCAACAATACTGGAGGGTTACCAGGACGCGGGCTTTAATATGGATATCCTGCGCCGGGCAGCCGCCGAATCTGTAGAAATGGAGTAAGCCAAATGAACGAGAACATACGGATGCAGATTTTAGCCATCAGGGAAAGCGGCGTCACGAATATGTTTGACATTCCCCGTGTTACTCAGGAAGCATACTCCCGAGATTTTCACGAACTGGTTAATTACCTTAATGACCACAAGACCGAGTACGCGCGCTTTATCCTGACGGGCGAGGAAGATGAGAGCAAATAACTGAAGGCCAATAAATATGCGGTTAACAGAGCTTCTTAATGAGGCTCTTTTCTTTTATTCGCTTTAAGAAAGGAGGCGGCAATCATACGCAAACTCAAGAAATATAAACCGACACAGTTTATGGCACCAGATTCAAAATACAGCAAAGATGCCGCCGACTATGCTGTGGCGTTTATCCAAGCCCTGTGCCACACCAAAGGCTCCTGGGCTGGAAAGCCCTTTGAACTCATCGACTGGCAGGAACAGATTATACGCGATATTTTTGGGATACTGAAACCCAATGGCTATAGGCAATTCAATACGGCTTATGTGGAAATTCCAAAGAAAATGGGTAAGTCTGAACTGGCGGCCGCCATTGCCTTGCTTCTCACCTGCGGGGACAACGAGGAGCGTGCCGAGGTTTACGGCTGTGCCGCCGACCGCCAGCAGGCATCCATCGTGTTTGAGGTTGCCGCCGATATGGTGCGGATGTGTCCCGCACTAAACAAACGTGTTAAGATCCTGGCCTCCACCAAGCGGCTTATTTACCTGCCGACCAATAGCTTTTATCAAGTGCTGTCGGCTGAAGCTTATTCGAAGCATGGTTTCAACATCCACGGCGTGGTATTTGATGAGCTGCATACCCAGCCTAACCGGAAATTGTTTGACGTCATGACCAAAGGCTCAGGGGATGCTAGGATGCAGCCGCTTTACTTCCTCATCACAACAGCGGGCGATAACGTCAACAGTATTTGCTATGAGGTGCATCAAAAAGCCAAAGATCTGCTGGCCGGTCGCAAGCATGATGCTACGTTTTATCCTGTAATCTATGGAGCGGAGGAAGATGACGACTGGACTGACCCTAAAGTGTGGAAAAAAGTTAATCCGTCGCTGGGTATAACCGTAAGTATCGACAAGATTAAAGCTGCCTGTGAAAGCGCAAAACAAAACCCTGCTGAAGAAAACAGCTTCCGGCAGCTTAGGCTCAACCAATGGGTCAAACAGGCAGTTCGCTGGATGCCCATGGAGAAATGGGACAAATGCGCTTTTAAGGTTGACCCGGAAGAACTAAAAGGCCGGGTGTGCTATGGCGGGTTGGACTTATCCAGTACGACGGATATAACGGCTTTTGTGCTGGTTTTTCCGCCGGTTGATGAGGACGATAAATTTCATATTCTCCCCTACTTCTGGATACCGGAAGAAAACCTCGACCTGCGTGTTCGGCGCGATCACGTAAACTACGACCTGTGGCAAAAGCAGGGGTATCTTAAAACCACCGAAGGCAATGTGGTACATTACGGATTCATCGAAAGCTTTATCGAGGAACTCGGAACCAAATACAACATTAAAGAAATTGCCTTTGACCGTTGGGGAGCGGTCCAGATGACACAGAACCTGGAAGGGCTTGGTTTTACGGTGGTGCCGTTTGGCCAGGGTTTTAAGGATATGTCCCCTCCTACCAAGGAACTAATGAAACTGACCCTGGAAGAAAAGATCGCCCATGGCGGCCATCCGGTTCTGCGCTGGATGATGGATAATATCTTTATCCGTACTGACCCGGCTGGAAATATCAAACCCGACAAAGAGAAAAGCACCGAGCGGATTGATGGTGCAGTAGCAACAATTATGGCGCTGGATAGGGCGATCCGGAACGGCGTTAGAAATGGCAGTGTATACGATGAGAGAGGTATACTGATGTTATAAAACATCAACATATCTGGTATAATTTTCTTTAGTTAAAATGATATTAATTGGAAGGCTTATTATGGTTAAAGAAGAGCATAAAACAATTGCCCAATTGGAGGAAGCCCGACGAAAACATTACCAGGGAAAGGTAGCTCCAGGGTGGAAATATCGTGGTATAGAATGTGGTTTTTTGCATAATCCCGGTGTTATACTCAACACACCTGTAGGTCGTGCAATAATGCCAAATCTAATGCACCCCTTTGTATATAGAGGACAAAATCAAGAATATGATTACTTTATACCAAGCATTTACAGGAAACCAATCCATCCCGATGGTTTTACCGATGAACTTCGTCTATTCTATCGGGAATTACAGCTTGTTGAATTTTGCTTATTTATTAACTCATTTCCAAGAGTTAAAAAATGGCGGGAATATGGATTTTATGTATGGGAAGAGTGCATAGCACAGCATTATGGGTTGTATACTTCATTGCTTGATATCACTAATAATTTTGATGTTGCCCTATTCTTTGCGTGCTGTAAATATGACCATATTAATAACTCCTATAGACCTTTAAGCACTATGGATATCAAAGGTAATCAATATGGAGTTATTTATGGGAAGTTTTTTGATTTGATTCCTCCTTTGGAACAAATACCTTATAAACCGTTAGGATTTCAACCATTTATGAGACCAAACAACCAGAGGGGTTTTACTGTGTGTTTATACAACAATAAACAGGCTACTGAAGAGTCGTTTGGCTTTGATTGGAAGATTAAATTCAAACATGATATTGGTTATTCCAAAAAAGTATTTGATGAGTTTGATGGCGGAGAAAAGATTTTTGTAAAAAAAGATGTAAATAAAATCGAAAATATTATTAACCAAATAAAAGATGCTTCAGAATATTCGCAAGCAGCTTTCGATGAAGTTTATACCCAACATTCATGGAATAAAAGTAAAGAATATTATGAGCTTGAATTGAATAAAGCAGGCATTGAGATCGGCTACAAACCGTACAAGATCACTGAAGAAGATATTAATAGTTTAGATGCAAACTGGGATTTTGGTAGTTTCTTAAGGGAGTGTGGGGTGGATCAACTTTATGAGATTAAGCAGGAGAAGGAGAAAATAATAATACTAAATTATGATTTCTGATTATTTATGACACAAGCATCTTGGCAACGAGATGTTTTTTCATGCCCATTTTCAGGAGGAACGATTTATGAAAATACCTTTTCTTTCGGGCTTGCTGAAGCCCCGAGCCAGTCCTAAAAATCGTCTGTATGGCAGCACATACAGCTTTTTCTTAGGCGGGACCGCCAGCGGCAAAACCGTCAATGAAAGAACAGCCATGCAGACCACCGCCGTATATGCCTGCGTCCGAATCCTGGCAGAAACTATAGCCAGTCTGCCATTGAATGTTTATCGATCCACGGACAATGGCAAGGAGAAAGCCACAGACCACCAGCTATATTATCTGCTCCATGATGAGCCTAATCCGGAGATGACTTCATTTGTGTTTCGGGAAACACTGATGAGTCATCTTTTATTATGGGGCAACGCCTATGCCCAGATAATTAGAGACGGTAGGGGCCGAATCTTAGCTCTTTATCCCCTCCTGCCTGACCGCATGACAGTGGATCGGACAACCGAGGGGCAGCTCTATTTCGAATACCGCAAGGACACCGGATATGTGATCTTAAGGCCGGAAGATATACTGCATATTCCCGGGCTTGGTTTTGACGGACTAGTGGGCTACTCTCCTATCGCTATGGCCAAGAACGCCATCGGCATGGCAATCGCCACCGAAGAATACGGGGGTAAATTCTTTGCCAATGGAGCCAGTCCAGGCGGAGTTTTAGAGCATCCCGGTGTAGTCAAAGACCCGGCCCGAATCCGGGAAAGCTGGAACGCGGTCTACCAGGGCAGCGGCAACGCCCATCGGATAGCGGTTCTTGAAGAAGGTATGAAGTTCCAGTCCATCGGTATACCGCCGGAACAGGCGCAGTTTCTTGAAACCAGAAAGTTTCAGACCGAGGAGATATGTCGGATCTTTCGGGTGCCGCCCCATCTGGTGGCCAACTTGGATAAAGCCACTTTCAGCAACATCGAGCATCAATCTATCAGTTTTGTAGTCCATACCATCCGGCCCTGGCTGGTAAGGCTCGAGCAAGGAATGAATAAAGCTCTGCTCAGCCCATCCGAAAAGGGCCGGTATTTTGTGGGTTTTGTGGTGGACGGACTATTGCGGGGCGACTATGCCTCGAGGATGCAAGGCTACGCCATAGGTATTCAAAACGGCTTCTTAAGCCCCAACGACGTAAGAACCTTAGAAAACATGAACACCATCGAGCATGGCGATATTTATGCCATGAACGGTAACATGCTGAAGCTTGAAGATGTGGGCGCGTATGCCAATACCAATAGAAAGGAGGTCAGCCAATGAGCAGAAAGTTTTGGAACTGGCTCAAAAACGAACAGGATCGAACCCTCTTTTTAGATGGGTATATCGCTGAGGACAGCTGGTTCGAGGACGATATTGCCCCCAAGCAGTTTAAAAACGAGCTGTACGCTGAGGATGGGGATGTGGTGGTGATGCTCAACTCTCCAGGCGGAGATGTATTTGCCGCCAGTCAAATCTACACCATGTTAAAAGAATATCCCGGACACATCACTGTCAAAATCGAAGGACTTGCCGCCAGTGCGGCTTCGGTAATCGCCATGGCGGCGGACGAGGTTCACATGTCTCCGGTAGCCATGATGATGATCCATAACCCCGCCACCGTCATATTCGGGGAAATATCTGACCTTCAAAGCGGTATTGCCATGCTGTCCGAGGTTAAAGAAAGCATCATCAATGCCTACGAGCAGA